TCGGTGGTCTCACGGACCAGCGAAGAGGTAACCAGACTACCGTGCATTGCACTAAACAGAGATCCACCGAAGACACCAGCAACGCCCAGCATGTGGAAGGGGTGCATCAGGATGTTGTGCTCTGCTTGGAAGACAAGCATGTAGTTAAAGGTGCCAGAGATACCCAGGGGCATACCATCAGAGAATGAACCTTGACCGAAAGGATAGACCAGGAAGACTGCGGATGCTGCTGCAACAGGTGCAGAGTAAGCAACACAGATCCAAGGACGCATACCGAGACGGTAAGACAATTCCCACTCACGACCCATGTAGCAGAAGACGCCAATGAGGAAGTGGAATACTACAAGCTGGTAAGGACCACCATTGTAGAGCCATTCATCGAGGGAAGCTGCTTCCCAGATGGGGTAGAAGTGAAGACCGATTGCGTTAGATGAAGGGACAACTGCACCAGAGATGATGTTGTTGCCATACATCAGTGATCCTGCAACGGGCTCACGGATGCCGTCAATGTCCACAGGGGGAGCAGCGACGAATGCGGTGATGAAGCATACAGTTGCAGCAAGCAGCGTAGGAATCATCAGGACACCAAACCAACCCACATAGAGGCGGTTGTTTGTAGAGGTTACCCACTCGCAGAAAGATTCCCAAGTGGATTGCGTCTGCTGACGCGATAGAGTTGAACTAGCCATTGTAATTGAAAAGAAAGTAAGACCATCAGGGAAATGGTGGAGTTACTATTCCCTCCCCACCCTCAGGGGAGGTATGAGAGACTGTTATTTAACGACGCTGTTTAGTCTCGGTCAGGCGTCGAGACGAAAGGTAAACAAACTTTACGTTTCTTAACCTCTCGACTTATTTATAATACGGGAAACCTCACCCCTTGTCAACCCCTTCAGTCAGTCTGACAACCGTCCTTGTTGAAATTCTTGCGGCACTTCTTGACTGCTTTCATCTCGTCCTTGATCAGCTGGTAGGCATCCTCAGCACTGATACGCTGTGCCAATTCCATAGCACAGATGATCTCCACTCGTGTGCCGAAGTGCTTAAGTGCCTCTTCAAAACAATTCAATTCTTCATACATCTTCCTTTACCTCATAATTAAATGTGCCTGAGAGATAGTCGCACATGTATGGCATACTATCAGCAAGACGTTTGCGTTTTTCATACTGCTTATGCCATTCATCAACCACCTTCTTCTGCATCAGTGAAGGGGTTTGGAAGTAGTCAGCATGACGCTTGTTAATGTTTGTGTAACCAGACCCAGCAAGAATAAATGCAATGGGAAGGTGTCCTGTGGGAATAGGATCACCAGACACCATCATGTGACGGACAGTATCATGAGATCCTTCCTGAGGATACTCAACCTCATCAGTGACTGCCCTCCAGAAGGGAGTGTCACGACGATGGGAGTAATAGTAATGTGCCTCTACAAACTCACGCCAACCATCCATGTGCTCAGACAGGTCATGGTTGAAACGATCCCGAGCAAACTGACCAGGGAGTTTCTCTACTCTCAAGATATCCATCAGTGCCAGGATACCATGGTGAGTATTAAAGAGTGACGTGGACTCTAGTGGCTCAATGAAACCGTAGGAGAGACCGATGGACACACAGTTACCAGTCCATGCTCGCTCGTGCCTACCATTTCTAAAGGTAATCTTCTTAGCATCATCGTATCCAAACTCCTCCCATGCTTCTTCATCACTAATAAACTTAGAGGAATAAACATATCCACGACTGACAAAATCATAAGTGGGAATAGTCCACTGCCAACCAGCAGACATTGCCTTGGCGTTAGTGTATGGCACCATCTCTCTCTTACGATTGAGATACTCAGTCTTCATTACGAGAGCACTATCTGTCAGGATGGTGTCAAAGTCTATCCATTTGCTGAGTGACCCCGAGAGGACACTCTCTTGGCCTGTACAGTCGATATAGAGATCACCGTATATCTCTTTTGGTTTGATGTCGTAAGGTCCTCTCTCCACCATGACACTTGCGATACGTCGTCCGTCATAACGAACTGACTTAACCTTAGAATCAACCACCGTAATATCTTGACAGAAAGTATCCTGAAGATAGTTGGCGAAGGCTGCTCCGTTGATATGGAAGGACCTGTCTTTGGAGAGGTCATAGGGAAATAGCGATTGGTCGTTGAGGGGTAACCTTCCCTCCTCTGCGACCGTCACAAATGGCATAAAGACATCTGCGAAGGGGGGAAGACTATCTGGATAGAATGCTTTCGCTTGCATCCAGTCATGATAGAATAGATCTGAGTTGACGGACTGTCCATTGGGGTAGTGAAATACTTCACCTTCCGCAACGAATCCTTCAAACCTAGATGATGATTTGTATGTTGCCCTTGCTGCTGGCATGAAGACAGCATCAGGGATCCCCATGTAATGGAGATACTGATTCATATGTGGTGTGGTTGACTCACCAACACCAATAGGATCACCACCAGTGATGATGGTGATGTCCCATTCAGGAAACGTTTTACAAAAGGCAGCAGCAGTCATCCATCCAGATGTCCCGCCGCCAGCAATCACAATTCTCATGATTTAAGTGCTCTCCAGGTCTGCAATTCTGACTTAACTTTTGCCTGTGCCATGGCATAGAAGTCTCCCTTCCACTCCGCCAGCTCTTCTTTTAGGGGATTCTCTTCTGTGGGGATGACACCACCAAACAAACCATTGCTGGTGAAGTAATGGCAGAAATCGTAGATGCTACTATTTATCTCTTCACCGTTACGGACGCAGCACATCAGACAGAGTGCTCGCTTCTCAAGGTTTTCGTCGGTGTAACGCCAGTCAGCATTCATAGTTTTTCCCAGTGGTGTTTGCGAGAATCTTTGATGTCTTCATCATACGCCTCTTGAGGGAAGAGGTCAAATGCTACTGTGACTCTTTCCTCATCGTCATACGGGACCTGATCAGTGTAGTGACGCAACCAACCAGGGAAGAGAGTGATCTTACCCTCAAAGTTTTTTGACTCCCAGGGATCACCACCATAGGGATTGATGTAATAGGTGCTGGTCTCCTTCACTTTGAGGCAGACATGACCACTCAGGTATGTCCAAGGTCCAAACCCGTGGCAGTGAGGGAAGATCTTCTCTTTCTTCCTCATGACATTTGCCCAGGACTGACCCCAGACTGCCTCAGACATAGGGATGTTGAGATCATTCATGAAGGAGTCATGCATCTTTTTGATGCAGGTCTTCAGAGGTGCTGCAGACTCCCAACGTAAGAGGTTGTAAGTATTTGATCTTGACGTGAGACTATTCTTTCCAAGACGTGTGCCCCAATCATTCTCAAACTTAGTATTGGCAATGATATCTTTTTCTTTCTCCAGGATCTCAGCAACCAGTGGTGCGGGATCGAAGTCAATGACACTCTCTGCCAAGAGATAGTCCCAGTAAGGAGCGAAGGGAGTAAACTGTCTACTCTTGAAGTTGATGACTTTCAGTTGCATAATCTACCATTCTCAGTTGTTTCTTCCCTGGCATTCTTTTGCAAAGGAAAAGTAGGAAGTCAGCCTTCGCCTTTGATAGTTTCTTATAGCGGTTGAGGGGAATCCATTTCCCCTCGTGGAATAATTCAAGTTGGTATGTCACCGTGGTTAAGCATACACAAGTTTATTTAGGTATTGGTATGCAAACACTTCACGATTACCCTTGATGCCCCAACCCAACCAGTAGAAGCAGGGGACCATGTATTGAGAGATGGTGCGTCCACGTCCCTCAAACTCAGGGAGCATGTCCTGAAACTGTGCTTCATTGATCATGTATGAAGTTTGTCCTTCGAGACTAGAAGGATCCATATTATAACGCTCAGCAAACTTACCGAGGTTACGGTAGCGTCCTACGCTGGTCCACTGAATAAGACCATAACCCCCGAGACGACAATCGCTGTAAGGAATTCTAGCCCCTCCCTCGCATATGTTGGGATGGAAGTTGCTTTCCTGTTTAATGTTTCCCATGATCGCTGCAAGTGCTTTTGGATCTGAGATCTTTGTTTTCTCTTGGAGTTTTTGAAGGACATACTTCTCGTTGTCGTTGCAGTCAGGGCAAGTCCAAGACTTGGTGACCACTTCGATAGGGACTACTTTCTCCTGATCAATGATGTAATCAGTTGCAGGAGGAGCAGTAGGGGCGAGATGCACTGCAGTTCCTGCTGCTGCCAGTGTGCCTAGTCCTAGTGCTGCGAGATTCATAAGTTTCATGAGACTACACCTAAGTATAGAATAAAAAAGGAGGGGCGTCAACTGGATTGTGCCAGTTACCCCTCCGTCTGCGGCGACGATATGCAGTTATTTATTCGTCTCCTGATTGTGTCATCATGGCGGCACCAGCAAATGTTGCCATGAGTACTGCAACTGTTGCTAGTAGTGCCATCACCAGATACCTGGGATGATCTGACCAGTTACAGCGTAGGCACCCATTGCTGCCACGACACCGATCATTGCTGCCAGACCGTTAATTCTTTCTGCCTTTTCATTCATTGTTTTTTCCTCCGTAAGTTTTCAGGTAGTTGAGCACAGTTTCTGGATCAGAAACAGTATAGGGATCATCAGGACAGTTGCCAACCTTACCAGGCTCTTCAAACATTTGCTCGATTTCACCGTTGTTGACAACCATAGCGTATCGCCAGGAGCGATATCCAAAGCCGAGGTTTGCTTTCTCGACTTGCATACCCATGGCACGAGTGAAGTCACCGTTACCATCGGGGAGCAGTTTTACATTCTCGACACCGAGAACATCTGCCCAGGCATTCATTACAAAACCATCGTTGACAGAGATGCAATACACCTCATCGATTCCAAGGTCCTTAAACTCTTGGTAGCGGTCATCATATGCTGGAAGTTGATAGTTGCTGCAGGTGGGGGTGAATGCCCCTGGGAGAGAGAATACTACAACTCGCTTTCCATCAAAGCATCCGTAGCTACCAGATTTGATAAAGGTTGCCTTCTCTCGGTCGCGGAAGGTGAAGATAGTATCAGGAACTCTCATGATGTTGTTTCAATTCGGGGTTAGGGGTGGATGGCTCAAAGGATGACCGCGACCTATTCTTGATAACAATAAATGCATCCTTATGGTATGTAGTTGTGCCATATGGTTTTGCCCACTTTGCGTTAGCATCCTCTGACTGATGGATGCCACTGTAAGCACAACCTCCGATGTTAATTTCAAGGTCATCGTTGACAACATCCCACCCGAGGATGGAGACTGCTTGTGCCAACGACTCTTGAGTCCAAGATTGTCCGATCATAATTTACCAGATTCCGAAGAATAGTTTACCAGTTGTTGCGTAGGAAAGCAAGGCAGCGATGAAACCCATCATTGCCCAGCGTCCATTCATTTTCTCAGCACGCTCTGCGTGTGACTCAAAACCATAACGCTCACGATCCTCGTCTGTCATATACATGGCAGGCTCACGGGCAAACATATTGTTTTGCCCATACTCGTTGGTGGTAACAGTCATAGTGTGTTAAGAATTGTAACTCTAAGAGTATATATACTCTGTTACATTTTGTCAAGAATCTGCGTAGTCTCCGAATGAGATTACGTCAGCACCTCCTGACGTAGAAAGAGAAATAGTATCTGCTGCTACAGGACCAGTCAGATAATCACTGGACAGAGTGAAGTTGTAATCACCCCCACCCAGCATCCAGGGATCAGTTGAAATCTCTGTCTTGTCTGCAGGAGCGTCTTGATAGATACGATTGAGACCACAGTAGTGACGCCACAACTCTGAGAGGACATTCTCATCGTAGTCAGCATCGAGTGCGGTCTTGAATGCTTTCTTTGCAGCGTCTTTCGCTGCCTCAAGTTGATGCTTTAACATTGTCTTTGATATAGCAAGGGACAGTATCGGGGTCGAGCCACTTCGTATACTCGAAGTCACTCATGGCTGTATCTAACTGCATCGCATTGTCACAGAGATACATGTCTTTGTATTTACCAGTGTAGGAATCAACCTTCTGGATACGGTAGTCAGGTTTCCCATTGATCTCCAGGATGCCACACTGGACATAACGATAAGGGAAACGCTCAAGCAGGACAGTGGGTTTCTTCATGTGAAATGAGTAAGGGAGTGGTAAACCTTTTCAATATGCATATTACCATGAAAATACCCTGCCGCAATAGTCGCCAGGGTCAATAAAAAAAGTGCCACAAGGGCACAGATATTTGGGATAGGGGGTTTCATCGACGGAGAGACTGAAGATAGTCCAGGACATAAGACCTGATATACATCAACTCATGATAGCACTCTTGGTTGTGAGCACAACCCCTGAGTTTGGAATCTGGTTTGTGGACTGACTCAATAAAGAGATCGAGTCCTCTATTCCACTTGTCGTCTTGTGTCTCCATGTGTCTCCAATTTTTGATGGGCAAATCATAACATCAGGTGTATTGAAACCATCCAGTTATAATCATTTTTTCAGAATTCAGATCGACTCTTCCTCTATGAGTATGAGTCCAGTCTGCTGGCCAAATGACTGTGTATCCTTTCTTGGCAGGCACATATAACTCTTGGTGAAACCATTCGGTCCCACCTTCAGGGTTGTCTGTGAGATATGTCATGAAGACAAGGTGACGATAGACTCCAGGGAATCCAGCATCGTTTCTCTCTGAGTGCCAAGACTTGAATCCACCACCAGGCTGATACTGCTGTATACTGAGTGGCTCATGTATAGAAAAACGAGAAGTCTCACAGAAAGGAAACCTCTCGATATACTTTTCTAATACACCTTGCAATGCTTTGAGATAATTTTGTACCTCATCACATGCAATTTGATATGGGACATGTAGATCCAAAGAATCTTTATAATCTTTGTCAACTACAATGCCATCTGGTTTGTATACATGCCCAGGTGCCCGAGCAAGTATACCTTGGTTATTCCAGAAATAAAGAAGACCTTCAACAACGGATTCATCAATGTAATCACCCCATACAAAATCTGTAGAGGGTGTGGCAAGTCTTCCTTTGTATTCAGTTATTTCTGTCATAGTATCCCGACCAGGGTGAGTTTAGTGCCTTCCCAAGGCAGGGTCATTTGACTCCACCAGGGTAAGATTTACGTCGCTTCCAGGACGCCATCTGCAATCATAGTGTCAATGAGAATCGTATAGTCCTCTTCAACATCCAGTCCCCAGAAGTGGACGTGACGGTCACTCTTGTCGCTGTAGAAGCGGCAGAGTGAGGAGAAGAGGGATGGATGCTCGGTGTCAAGTGCAACGTTGCCATTAACAGCATCCTTCAGAAGTTGGAGACTTTCTCCAAAGCGATCTCTAACAGTCATGACTGCTCTCCTATTTTAGGTTGTGCCCCCGTAGGGGATGGGAGATGAGGGGATCGAACCCCCGACCCACTCGGTGTAAACGAGTTGCTCTACCGCTGAGCTAATCTCCCATACGATTCAGGTAGGACTCGAACCTACGACCGACTGCTTAGAAGGCAGTTGCTCTATCCAACTGAGCTACTGAACCAGGAAGACCTACGGAGCGTAGGTAGATGCTACTCGACGAATGGGATCACCTTGCCATAGAGTTTTCTTTACTGTGTCAACTTTACCCTGAAGATTGTAAGATACAATCGTGCGTTTCTTATCAGACTTATTAGGCATTGCCTCATGAGTGATAGTCGCTGGAAAAATAATCATGTCTCCTTCTTTTACTGGAGGACAAAATGTTTCTAGTGTGCCACTCCAAGGGTTATTGAAGGGCGAATAGAAAGTAGTTGCTGTGTGGACCCTAGGGTCAAACTCAACATACAACACAGAAGACCAACCGCTGTGTCCATGATTGTGACATCCATGGGAGTCGCCTTTGTGTGCAGTCTGAAACCACATGTCAGTAAACGATACCTTACGCTGATCACTGAAGTCAGCAAGGTATGGTTTAATGATATCAATGATTACATCAGCATACTCTGGCATCTCCTCAGTCTCACATATCTGAAAGAAGTCAGTATAAACTGTGTCTCCTTCCTGCTTCATGTCGTCGGTTACTGGAGGAAGTGCCTCTAGTATTCGCTTTTTAGTCTCTGGCCAATTAGCAATTTCATAATGAATGATTGGCACAGAAAACATACTGTGGACTGTCATTACACCTCTGTCATTTCTCTGATCTTATATGCTATCGCCTCAGCGTTAGCGATGTTGCCTTCCTCAATCTCATCATGTAGCTGGTCAACCATAAACTCCATGATCTCCTCAAGAAATTGAGTGTCCATTGCCCTCCCCTATGTGACTTGTGAATTATATATGAGGGAAGGGGGTCGCGTCAACCCTTGTAGTGCTTAATAAACCACTCGGCGTCCACTACGACAAGTGGCTTCTTACGATTCTTCTTCATGAAGAGGATAGGCTCATGGTCTCCACTGTTGGCGGTTGCCTGCTCGTAGGCATCCCAAACGTTGAGTCTCTCGACATTCTTACACTCGATAGAGAATGGAAATTTCTGTCTGGCATCTCGTGCCATGATTAGATCTTCACCACCAGCACCCATACTACGGGACTCGATGTCTTCTGGGTGGACATTGCGATGCTCGATCAGCATGTCCCTCACCCACTTCTGGAAGTTACGTCCCTTCGCTTTAGCACTCTGTGGTTTCATCTTTTTTGTTGAATCCAAAAGGGGCAAGTTTATCCTCAAGTTTGAGTTTCAGAGCGACTCCTCCTACTGCTTCCATAACTTTCAGGATGTCCTCAGGTTTAGCACCCTCCCCTAATTCTTTGGCGACATACCAATACTTTGGCCAAAACTCTTCGCCTGCTTTCTTGTAATCTTCAACTGTTAAAATCTTCATTAGTCAGCGTATCCATCATCGTCATCATCAAAGCGGTATCCAAACCTTTTGTCTGAATCCTGCTGAAGGTATTTATCAGGGTCTTCTTTGATAGCATCTTCAAGACTCTGTGCCAACAACTTGAGGTTGTGTGCAATCAGTTTTACTTTTTCATAATTCATAACTTAGCATTCACTCCAATAATGGTAGCGTTTGGATTGCGAGCGAGAGCAACCTGTCTCGCCTCTTGATAGTCCCTGGCTTCACAGATCTCTTCAAAGACCTTACCAGCAACGTATAGTTTGACAACACATGTCATAAAAAAAGGACCCGAAGGTCCTTTATTTATCTTGCGAGCAGTTTGATCTCACCGTAGATCATACCAATGAAAGCGACACAACCAATGGACACGAGTCCGACTACTTGTAATGCTTCCATGATGATCACTTGGTGTAGGTGTGACCGCGATAGCAGAAGCTGCCGTGAGTTTCCTCACCGCTTTGCTTGCACTCATACTTGACGCCACGATATGCAGTCATGGCGATCTGTGCATCGTGCAGTGCTGCTGCTTTCTGAATCTGCTTTTTGATCAGAGTAAGTGTGTTCATGATTGACTCCTGAAATACTAGGGATTTTCGCCCCGTTCCTTCAGTCGTTTGCGTCCCAATAGAGATCACATTCTGGCACATAGTCCTTGATGGTCTTGACCAGCTCTACCTTCCACTCTGGGTCCAGATACTCATGTTTCTTAATGCGAAGCATAATAGCATCAGCATCTGCACATGCCATCGTGGTCGATAGTAGTAGATCTATCATGGGATGAACGCTCCGTTCCGCGACTTACTTGCGTCCTTAGGTAAATGTACCATTGCATTCACCTTCAACTTTTGATTTGAAATACTGGATGAGATTCCATTTCGATCGTTGATCGAGATCGTCTCGCATCTGTGTCTCAACTCTGAGTTGTAGAAACCTTTCACAGGACATGTGCCACCCATAGGGTGACGGATCGTGATGGGCTAAGGTGAAAGCCAACAGTAAAGATACCATTGGATGAACGTAATGACAGTATACACTGTCTTATCTATTTATGCAACTACTTGTTTTTGTGCCTTTTGTTACGTTTCTTGATCGGTCTGGTAGTCTTGAGGTCCCGCTTCAGTCTCCGTAAAAACTTCAAGTGGTCCCTGATACCAGAGATCGGGTCCAGGCCAGGTATACTTGTCAGATCCTGGGTTGTCTTCTTCCAACTCTGCCTCCTTGTCATTTGTAAACCAATTCTTACAGTTGGAAATCAGAGAACGTATTTGCCTCAACATCTTGTTTGATACCTCCGACAATATAGGATTCAATCTCAGTTTCCTGAGGAGCATTTTGTTGACCTTTACTATTTAACCAGTGCTCTGTCCAGGGCAGTGGGTTATTCTTAGCGGGGATGTCATAGAGAGGATCCAGACCCACCGCTTTCATACGACGGTTAGCAATCCACTCCACATATTGTGAGAGAAGTCTTTCGTTGAGACCAATCATGCTGCCCTCAGAGAAGAGATAGTTTGCCCACTCCTTCTCTTGAGTAACTGCTTCCGCAAACATCTTGCGGACGTTTTCTTTTTCTTCCAATGCGATTTCTTGCATCTCTGGGTCGTCACCATCTGCCCACTTCTTCAGAATCTTCTGAGTCAATACCAAATGCTGTGACTCATCACGGGCGATAAGGGAAATGATCTTTGCTGACCCCTCCATGAGCTTGAGCTCACCAAAAGCAAAACTGCAAGCAAAAGAAACATAGAAACGGATTCCTTCCAGGATGTTGACATTTGCGATTGCCCTATACAGTTTACGCTTCAACTCTCTACGATCCCAGATAGCAGAGTCACAATCTTCCATTGCTTGCCGCCAACGTGTGCCTGCTTGCCACTCACCTACTGCCTCCAGGAAGTCATTATATGCAGCGCAGACACTCTTTGCCCTAGCGAGGATTCTATCGTTGTCCAGGACGCTATCAAAGACCTCTGAGGGGTCAGGATATACATTCTTGATGATGTGGGTGTAGGAGCGTGAGTGAATCTGCTCCATGAATTCCCAGACACCCATGGCACCTTCCAACTCAGGCAGTGAGCAGTAAGGAGAGAATGCCATGCCAGGTCCACGACCTTGCACGGAGTCCAGGAGGATCTGATACTTAAGATTAGAAGTGTAGATGTGCTTCTGCTGCTCAGTCAGTGTCTTGTAATCAGACCTGTCTTTCTGCAGCGAGACCTCTTCAGGTCTCCAGAAGTATCCCAGTTGAGTCTGTGTCAGTTTATCAAAGTCAGGATACTTATATTCATCATAACGTTGCATTCCTAATGGAGCACCAAAAAACATTGGTTGCTTTTTGGTGTCTACCTTCTTGTCGTTAAATACCGTTACTCCCATTTTCCCCCTTTGGATTTGCGTAGGTGCCATACAGATGGACATAATTTAAGAAGGAGTTGATTTTAACATCAACCCCTAGACTCTGGCAACACTCTGTATATGATTTGAATTCATCATCCAAGTCTTGACAGAGTGTGATCCAGACCACTTTGAATTTAGACATTGCAAGCATCACATTCTGCTTCATCTCCAGCATCAATCTCTGCCAGGATGTCATCCAGTTTACGAGCAGTTTCTTCTACTGCATCTGGATCTTTCTTGTTATCGTATGTGTTTTGATAGTATGAAGTTTTCCAACCATACTTATATGTAGTCAAAAGATCTTTTGCCATCACAGAGGAAGGCACTTCGTTGTTGGGATAATTCTCAGGGTTGTAAGACCAGTTACCACTGATCGCCTGGTCAAAGAATTTCTGCATGATAGCAGTAATCTTAATGTAACCTTCGTTAGAAGGCATATCCCACAGCAAGGTGTAGTTATTCCTCAGCGATGTATAAGACGGAACAATCTGCTTAAGGGGTCCCTTCTTACTCTTCTTAATGGACAGGTAGTCGCGAGGCGGCTCGATTCCATTGGTAGCGTTTGACACAACGGAGCTGCTCTCCGAAGGCATTTGTGCGGACAGTGTGCTGTGTCGGAGTCCGTGCTCCAAGATAGATGCTCTAAGACCTTCCCAATCATAGTTTAACCCAGGATCTCCCCCAAAGATTTCATCTACTTCTTTCTTATATGTATCGATGGGCAGGATACCGTCAGAATACTTGGTGCGATGGAATGCCTCACAAGCACCCTTCTCCTTAGCAACCTCATTAGATGCCTTCAGAAGATAGTATTGGAATGCTTCAGTCAGGTCATGGACCAGACGATAGGCACGAGGGTCATCATACTTCTCACCTGCCTTAGCAAGGTAGTGTGCCAGACCGATGAAACCAATGCCCAGAGAGCGTCGTGCAAGGGTGCTACGACGTGCTGCAGACACAGGGTAGTCCTGGTAGTCAATCAACTCCTCAAGACCACGCACTGCAAGGTCTGCGAGGTTTTCCATCTCATCCAGTTTGTTGATCTTACCCACGTTGATAGCAGACAGGATGCACAATGCAATCTCACCATCAGCATCATCGATGTGACGGATAGGATCGGTAGGTAGAGTGATCTCCTGACACAGGTTAGACATATTCACCTTGTCCTTGAAGGACGAGTGTGAATTGCAGTGGTCGATATTCATAATGTAGAGACGACCAGTCTCTGCTCGCTCCTTCAGTAGGTCGAGGAAGAGTTCCTGAGCACTGATTGTGGTGCGGGGGATCCCAGGATCTGATTCGTAAGCACAATACATACTATCGAAGTCATCAGTGCCGAAAGCGTCATACAACCCAGGCACATCATGAGGAGAGAAGAGTGAAATCTCCTTGTTTCCGATGAAACGCTCGTAGAATAGTTTTGAAATTTGGATGGAATAGTCAAGTTTCCTCACGCGATTATCTTCAGTGCCCTTGTTATTCTTAAGGACAATGATGTCTTCTATTTCTTGGTGCCAGATAGGAAAGTGAACTGTAGCAGAACCACCTCGGATGCCGTTTTGTGTGCAGCATCGTACAGTTGATTCAAACTTTTTAAGGAAGGGGACCACGCCTGTGTGTTGTACCTCTCCACCTCTGATCTTAGCGTTGATGCCACGGATTCTACCCGCGTTGATACCGATTCCTGCACGTTGTGCAACGTAGTAACCAATAGCCATGTCACTGCTAAAGATACTATCGAGGGTGTCATCAACATCAACGAGAACACAACTCGCAAATTGACGGAGAGGGGTTCGCACTCCCGCCATGACTGGTGTGGGGATGTTGATCCTGTGCTTGCTGATTGCGTCATAGTATCTCTTGACGTAAGAAAGACGAGTCTCTTTAGGATAGTCACGGAAGAGAGTCAGTGCAATCATGATATACATTTGTTGCGGTGTCTCGTATACCCGACCGCTGCTTCTATCCTGCACCAAATATTTATCTACGACCTGCCTCAAACCAGCATATGTGAAGAGAAAGTCACGCTCGTTATCGATCATGCGATCAATCTCTGCCCACTCTTCGTCAGTATACTTCTTCACGATGGAAGAATCATACACACCCTTCTCGATACAATCATAGACATGATCAATCAGGTAAGGACGATAGTCTGGGTGGTCACCATACACAGACTTACGGACACCAAACAGCAGCAGTCGTGCTGCAACAAATTGATAGTTGGGATTGTCCAGAGTGATCAAATCATTTGCTGAGCGGATCAGAATCTCTTGAATATCATCGGTCTTAATACCATCAAAGAATTGCAAGTTAGCATTCATCTCTACTTGACTCTCTGAGACGCCTGCAAGACCCTTACAAGCGTGCTCTACCATCGTATGGATCTTATCAAGGTTGAGGGACTCAACCTCACCACTTCGCTTTACAACGCTGATCTCGCTCATACCTTTTTCCACTGAATAAACTTTACTTGTGCTTCCATACCTTGATAGGTATTTGATTCTACTATGGACTGGACATCTAGTCCAGCGAGGACCATATCATTGAGGTCCTTTTGTCTTATTTCTCTTGGCCAGATGACCACCTTTTCCTTGCTTCCGATGGCAGCGTCAATCCGTGACACGATTTGTTGATTGCGGGGCTCGTTGTCGAATACCCAGACCCTATCCTGATAAGGAAGAGTGCGGTGGTCAACATCGCTCCCACACATAGCAACAGCATTGGTAATGAAATGACTGTCGAAGGGTCCTTCTGTGACATAAACAGTTTCCTCAGAGTTGACTTTGTTTTGACCGTAGAGTTTGAGGCGATCGTCAAACATCACCGTGATGTATCGTAGATTCGACTTTGGAGCCAGAGATCGACCCTGGATGCCAAACCAATTACCGTCCTTGTCAATGAATGGGATAATAATTCTAGGTCTGTCATTCTGAAGATTTTCAAACTGTCCTGGTTTTTGAGAATTCACCCACCGCTTAAACCTATCGGTGTAATACAGAGTCTTAAGTGTATCCTGTGGGATACATCTTCCCTCCAAGTATTCTCTCGCTGGGTGTCCTTTATTTAGCTCGGAGATAGGTGTCAGATCTGATACCTTCTTAGCAAATTTAGGTTTCGCTGACTTGTATTCAGGGTTAGGTGTGTGCCTACCCTTACCAGTGGCACCATTACGATACTTCTCCAGCACAAACTGATCGTACAGGTCAGTCGCATGGTCCTTCAGGAAGTTACCAAGAGACCTACCGACACCACAGTTGTGACACTTGTAAATAAATTCTGACTTCTTCAGAAAGAAGTATCCCCGTGCCTTATTACGATGCTTCTCAGAGTCACCACAATACGGACAGCGGAAGTTGTAAAGACCGTGCTTGACATTCTTAAACTTGTCTAAGCGAGTGCTTAGGAAGCGAATGTATTTGTCTTCAACGTAGTCCATGCAACACTTTCCGCTGCAGGAATACTAGCACGATTGGGTTGACGTGACAAGAGAGGTGCTGCCACTGTTGCTATCGTCACAATGGTTGCCAAGACAGCACTAGCACCAATGACGAATCTATTATTTCTCTCTACTTTCTTCTCAAGATCTTTCATCTTGCCAGCGATATTCTCAAACATACGATCATCATACTTCTGATGATCTTCGATCATCTTCATGATGGTCATGTTAGTCCGCTCACCTTCATCCAGGCGTCCTTCGTGACGCTCAAGGACGATGGCAATCTTATTACTATTGTCAGAGATAGTTGTGACAGCACGCTCCAACTTATCAAGCATCTCTTTCGAGAGGTCTTCATAAATGTCAAGTTTGGATTCTAATACCTGAAGTTTACCAAGACCAAATGCCATCACTCTTGTCCTAATGCTTGTTGTCTTTTCTTCCAGTAAAACTTGATAACATCATTAGGATACAGTCTCTTCACTGCAAGTTTCTTAAAATTCTCGGGGCGATAAATCTTACGCAACTCAATCTTCAGTGCTGCTTCAGACTTACTGTAGAGCACATACTGCTCTGCACCATCATATGAAATAAGGAAGGGGAGATATGCAGAGTCTCTCTGGGAGACACCTTCGGTTGCCAGCATATCCTTTGTAACCATGGCGTATCTACGACGCTTCTTTGGTTTCTTTCTACCTGTTAGCAGAGGATCGTAACCTGCATTGGGACCAGTGGCATCGGCTGAGCCTGTCATGCCGCCGTTACCTACGCTCATTGTGGGTGCATCTTCATTCATAACTCTGCCAAAATGTCCGCAACGTTTTGATCTACATCTACATGAGAAAGACATCCTGCGATCTCTGGATAACGGTCCAGATAGATCAAGAATGTCTTGATGACTGACCAGTATTCTTCTTCAAGTTTATACATCAGTAGAGGGATAGTCCCTTCACCAAAGACATTGAATAGAATAATCAGGTGATTCAATATAAGGTTGACTCGGAGGACATGAGTCTTTGAATAACGCTTAAGCAATCTCTTGAGATACTTAAACTTCTTCATGTCCTCCATGAAGTCATCTACCGTGACTGATTGTGGATTATCATAATGCTTGATAGCAAACATCAAGTGGTTATTTTCATCAAGACTATCAAAGTGCATCATAATTTAATCCATTTTATCAGGTGCCGAAGGTCAGGGTAGCTGTGCTAGAGATGACCTCGGGAGCACCAACATCAGCGTTGAGTTTAACGCGATACTGGTAACCGTCTGCTGCGTTAGTCAGACCTGTGAGTGCCAGAGATGCAGAGGTTGCACCAGAGACGTTGGTCCAGCGAGCACTGCTGCTGGTGCGACGTTGCCACTGGAAGGTAACGGTGCCGCTGTTGTCACAGGTTGCTGCAACGGTGAAGGTTGCGCCGCCAGAAGATGTGGTCTGATCAGTGGGTTGGGTGCCAACCGTGATCGTTGCTGCCACGTCTGCTGCGATGGTGTCATCACTCAGAGTCTCGTCAGCGTTTGCTTCGGGGTTGGTGATGAATGCAAGTTGCTCTGCCTTGTGGCGAGTCTTACCTGCTGCGTCTGTGTAGGTGCGATATGACCACCACCCAGGTGATGACAGACCGCGTGCTTTGTTTGCTGCAAGACCTGCTTCGGTTTCGTCAACGAAAACGATAGTCTCGGTTGCGGAGCCCGCACCATTGCCTCGGGCGAGTCCTGCTTGTGTTTGGTTTGCTGCTGAGTCTACTCTCCCATAAAGAGACATGTTACTTACTCCAATTGTGATTGAATACCTATACTTTATTTATAAAAAGGGAGGTGTTACCCTCCCTTCTACATCAAGCTTCTTCTGGTTTTTTGAAGAGGAGTGCCTCTACTACATCCACAGCACCGTCGTCCAACTTATTGTCCGTGGTCGCCGCCAGGGAGCGGAGCACGTCTACAAGGTAACGGCGGACTTCATCACGACCCAGCAAACCGCTGATGGTTCTCTTAGCGAGAGGTAGGAATACTGCCCACATTAGATTGTCCTCAAACAGAGTCTAATCTATATATGCTCAGTTGTATCCTTTAGCCTTACGGTCGTGGTCGATCGTAGCCTGCACCATCTTCTGCTTCATACGCTCCTTTGCTGCTTTCTTAGCATCGGTGTCGTCAACAGACTTAGCAGGTGCTGCAGTCTCTTCCTTCTTGACATCATCGCCAGGCTCATACCACTTGCCGTCACCATCGGAGTCCTGCCAACGCTTGCCTGCCTTAGCAGCAGCGATATGCTTCTCCTTTGATTTCTTCTTCGCTGCTTCGCGAAGATCTCCAACAGCAGATTGGATATGTTTTCTAAGTGATTCTGACATAAGGTCCTCTTTCTTAGGGTTGATAGTTACGTTCCCCTTTTTACTGGTTTTAAGATACGATCTCTCTCCGTTTCCCTGGGGTTTCATTCTAGACCCTCCACCATTGCTGACAATTCCTCTTCAGAGAAGAGTCCTGAGTCAGACAATTTATTTATAAACTCCTGAGATTCCTTCTTCAGGTTTGCCTTACGGTATTGCAACTCAGTCCTCTGTCCAGAGGTCATACGACCTTGACCCTGAGGTTTCTTGCTGCCACCAGCGGGATTAGGACCAGTGTTTTTAACAGCACGAGAGGAGTATGCAGCACCGCTGCGCTTGCTATCACCAGAGACCATCTTGCCGCCATCAGAGCGACCATCCTGATACTCTTTCTCAGACTGACCGTGCTTACCCTTGTAAAGCTCGTCAACTTGCTCAACGTCTTCCTTCTTAAACTGAGGATGATCGTCCAGTTTCATACCACGCTTCTTCTCAAGACGCTTCTTCTGCTCAGCAGAATTGTTGCCACGGATGTTTACTTCCTCTTCCTTGACACAGTTAGGGACTTCCTTGCCACCCTTCTTCTTAGTGCCTTTTGCCTTGTAACCATCCCAGCAGGTTGAAGCACCCACATTCTTGCGAGCTTGCTTCAGACCTTCCAGCATCATGTTGTGGAGATCTTCGATGTCAATGCCGACAACGGATTCGTTTTTGGTAACACCGATGTCACCTGCATCCTTAGCAGTCTTTTCACCTTTCTTACCGACGACGATGTAGCGACCATCTGATTTCTTACCAGTGATCACATACTGAGATCCGCCTTGGGAGACGACACGACCGACGTTGCGGTCATCTTTGTGCTGGTCCTTCTTCTTTTGGATTGCTTCGCGCTCAACAGGGAAACCAGCGTAACCTTCAACAACTGGCTCCCAGTCATTGAAGACTTCCATGACCTTCTCAGCACCTTTCTTCAGGCGAGCAGTGGGGAGGTCAGATCCCTCTTCGATTGACTTGAGGATTCTGGTCTGCTCGTCCATGGTGTAACCCATCAGGGCAGAAGATACGAGAATTTCTAACGTCATTTTTCTTAAGGTCGAATGAATTCGATAATACTATTTAGTTGCAGCAGTTTTTCTAATCTCAGTATTGAATTGTGAGAATTTCTTGGTTGCCTGACCAGGGGTCATGTCCTGCAGTGCCATACGATATGCATCGGTGCCAACTTTCCAGGTGTTACCGCTGCCATCATCAGCAGAATAGTTGCTTTGATCCTTGGTAGTATCAGCAGCAACCTCTTGCTCATGCTCAGTAGGCTCATTGACTTCAGACACATGCTGCAACCATGCACGATGCTCACTGCCATCAGGCATCTCAAAGATCACATAGTTTGTGCCACGATGGACAACTTTACCACGGAGACCACTGTCGTCATGCTCCACCAGGGCACCGACCTTGAAGATATGGTCGAGCATATAGTGGTTACGGAAGGCATCGTAGTCCAACTTAGGAGCATACTCCCAGAGGGTTTGCTCGTGGATCTCGCTCTTCTTCTTAGACTTCTTAGGTGGTGGTGTCATGCCCTTCAGGACATCCTGCATCAGTTGCTGACTGTGCTTAGTGGAATAACCCTTTGGCATTCCTGCATGAAAAGACTCGTGGTCACCGCCTTGTGCGTGTGCTCGCATCTTACTGGCAGAGAGATTCTCAATAGGGTCATCACTGTCATCAGCGCGAGCACCTGCAGACTTGATGTTAATAGACTTGAAATCATAATGCACACCATTATATTTGTTGGTGAGTGATTCAAACTCTTTCACACGGTCATCACCCACAACCATGGTTACATGCTCATGTCCTTCGTCATGCAGGTCACGAAGGATGTCAAAGATGTTTCTATGTGCTTCGTTGTTTTGGATCTTGTCCTTATGATCCTTAAACATACGACGCATATGCTCTACTTTCTGGTGAGCCGATAAAGGATTTTTCTTATGGTCCTGGCTTCTGCTGGGGTAGATACGATAGTTACCCGAGTCGCCGCCGTGCGCTTTGACCGCATCCAGCAGCTTGCCATGACCAGCGTGAGGAGGATTAAACCTCCCAAAAGTAATGGCGACATGCTTGTCCTCTAAACCTTTGGATGATGCTGAAGGTTTCTTGCCTGTAGCAGATGTCTGTGGCTTCTTGGTTGCCGACTTGGTTGCTTCTCTCAGGAATTCGATAAATCTCATTTGCCCCAGTCTTTTGCTACGGTAAAGTTTGCTCGTGAAAACTCCAGTCTATCAACAAGTTTCATAGCGGTGCCATCCTTGATGGCCACAAATCCTTCTGGACTCGTGACTCGGTAACCATTCTCATCTTCTAGAAAGGTCCCGACACCTTGAATTTTCTTCAACTTATTTATCACCTGCTCTTTGGCAGCGATAAGGTTTTTGAATCCGCTAAGTGCGGAAAACATAACAGACTTATTATTATTTAGGTATTTGATTGCGTCTGCCCTACGATCTTCCCACTGCTGACGTGCTTTGTCAGTCTTTTTCTTAGCAATCTCTGCCTTATAACGCATGTCAACAAAGGAAAGAAACCCTCTGTGCATAGCAGCAGCGTTAGTAGGGATGCGACCAGACTTGATCACTTGGTTGAAATAGATCTTAAAGAGTGCGGTGTATGCAAACGATCCCTTGCCCTCCTGAATAGCATTGAGGAAGGACTTACCAGCGACAAGGTTACGTTGAGCAACGTTGATGCTGTTGTTGAGACGGTTACGCTCAGCAGCACTGAGGTTTGCCACACCGTTAGTATTCTGGAAGGTGGCAGAGAAGACTGCGACCTTCTTATTACTCTGCATCTTGGACACATCCACACCGAAAGATGCATTCATCTCAGGCAGAGAGGGACCAGTGTAGCGGGTGTGGAAGACGATGCCCAGGTCAGACACTGCAACCTTCTTACCCAACTCAGTCGCTGCCTCAACACAGTAAGTGATGGTGTTGGGTTTGAATTTGTAACACACCTTACCACCCATCTTGACCTTGGGAGGAGTGCTGGTGTAGAGCAAGTCACCCTGCACAACTCCTGTGATGCCAGTGTCAGGCAGGAGTTTGAGGCACTGCTTCAGTTTGTCAGCGATGGGGTGGTTAGGATAGTAACGATCCACATCAGCATTGGTGTAGCAAGGTTTGGGCTCAGTCTTAGCGAAGACACTCTTAGTGCCCACGAAGAAGAGATTCAACACAGGGTCAACACCACAGATGATAGCAGGAGCACCGTCCCACTTGACCGTGACCTTGGTGGCACTACCACCACTACCCGTGCTCAGCATGTCCCTGAGGGACTTGAGAAACTCGATTGAATTCTTGGCACCGACGAAACCTTGGTTGAAGATGTCGTCCTCTAGGTGCTCCAGGTGTGTGTTTTTTGCCATGGTCCTATTCTATCATGCCAGCAGGTAGTTGAGCAAGCCTTGTTTCAGTTCGATATCTGTCGTAGCTGCCTTGGATCCCGTGAAGGTCAGATTCATGTCCCCTGCCTTACGGATGTTGAAGAAGACCTTACCCCGATTCCAGTCCCCATCATTCAGGTTTGCCTGGTAGAAATTCTTACCAGCGATCAGCGACTTAGCAGCAGTGACAGAGGCAGAGTCTGCGTTAAGACGGTCTGAGATGCCCCTTGCCAGGCAACTAGACAAGGACTTAGGTAGGTTGTTGATCAACTCCTTAGCAGAAGACTCCCTACCATCACCACCCTTCATCACATAGGTGCGGACAGCAGTGGCAACGTGTGCATACTCTGGTTTAATCTTGCCAGACTTGAAGTTTGTATAGACATCGTAGGGATTACTGATGTCGTTTAACTCCAGGATATGTTTAATGCCATACTCATAGACAATCTTCTTACCCTCACGAGCAGGATTAGGATACTTCGATGCAATCTCAGTAAGATCTTTCAGCACACCATTAGGAAGTGTGCTCTTATTCTTAATAGCAACAGGCATGATGTTGGCAAAGATAGATGCCTGAGCACCCTTACCAAACTTAGATGAGATGGGGATGATAGTCCCGTCATGACATAGGAATGCTGAGTCAACACCAGCAAATGATGGATCATCAGGGACGATGAAGCATTTGATGTTGCTCTGCTGCCATGGACTGATTGATGTATGGCCTGTTACTTTATTGAGACCCAAATATCCAATCAAAACCTCACCAAAATACTTACCCAACTCAGTCTTTTGTGAGGGAGTGATGCCCTCTTGCCAGACAATGTTGTAGTCACCTCTGAGATTGTCCTTAAAATAGTCAATCATTTGGTCAGTGACTGCCTCAGGGACAGATGGCTCATTGTCTAGACCGTAAATGACTGCATCATACAACTCCCTAGAGTCATAGAAGCACTTACATTTGACATCTTTCTGCCCCTGTAGGACAGGGACAACCTCAATATCACCCTGTGCGATGAGTTTAGTGGCATCGATATTCATCTTGCCAGCAGATCCACCACGCCCAGGTTTCTCTATGCAATCAATATGGAATGTGTAGGGTTTATTCTTATACAGGATATCCAGTCTGCCAGTAGGAGGATATGAAGTCCCACCCACCACAGTAATAGGCTCACCATGTGCCAGTGTGAGTCCTGTGTCAGTTTTATTCTTGGTAGCAGTTGCTTTGGAGTTTGCTTTTACAAACGTCTCAAGATTCTGCCCCTTGAAATACTTTTCCCACTTGTTTATACCAGTTGTTGCCATTAAAAAAGAGGGGTCTTTACCCCTCTATTTAGATCAGATGTCTCCAGGTGCTCGATTCTCTGAGTAGTTGATGTCAAACATACCTTCAGGGTATCGTGCTGCCAGTTTGAGAGTGTTGATGTAGAGCACTTCATCCAGTCGGACATCCAGTGCAAGACATGCCTGAGCAACATACCACATGATGTCACCCAACTCTTTGGTCAGGTGCTCTTTGTTTGCCTCATCATAAGGTTTGCCTTGAAACTTGAGTTTCTTGACGATCTCCATAAACTCACCTGCTTCAGCAGACATACCAGAGGCAGCAGTATCAAGACGTGCGATGTTGCACTTTGCTTTGTCCAGGTCACGATACCGCTCGATGAGCGTGTTGAGATCCTTACTGGGCTCAGAGGTCACACGGTCAACAAACTGAGCATACTTGTCCAGGTCAACAGTAAACTTCTCAGGACCAGGAGTCTTTTTCTTCTCGTCACGCTCTTTCAGTTTCTTGTCAAGACGCTTCTTAGTGCGAGGAGCACCCTGAAGATGCTCGGGTGAAGCAAAATCATCAACCTCTTTGGGCACACCGTCAGCAACGTCTTGTGCGTTACTCACATTCTCATCCACCTTGTCACGGGCAGCAGAGTTGATTGCTTCTGCTGCCTGATCAGCAGCACCATTGTCGTTTGCTTCGTTAGTGAATTTGTCTTGTGCCATAATCAGATCTTGAATCCAGTAAACTTCTCTTTTGTTTCAGTGAATGCCACAGGGGCATCAGGTATACTGCCTGCATCAATGATGTTGTCTTGAGCAGACTGATCACAATCATACAGTCTCATCTTCGCTCTGTCAATACCGACGACAAATCGTTTGAAGACTGAGAGATCATTATATCTATTCTTCAATTGCTTCACCATGATCTGACCCATCTGCTCCATGTCCTCCGTAGAGATCAGAGCAAACATAAGGTCAGCAGTAGCAGGCAAACCAAAAGACTCGGATGTGTCAGTAAGCTCCACGTCACTATTGCCGTAACCACTACGAGTTGTTTGAGTAGCAGAAACAATAGGGACGTTAAACTCACCAGCAAGTCCACGCAACTCCTCAGCGATTGCTTTCACATATGTATAGGAGTTGACGATGTTGCCCTTGTAACGAGCACTGGCACAGATGTTGAGGTAGTCAACGAAGATGATGTCAGGTTGGAAACCTTTCTTCAGTGACAACTCATTCAAGAGTGCCTTGAAGTGACCCACATGTGCAGATGCTGTGGGGTATTCTTTGATGACAAGTCTGCCCTGAGTCTTCTTCCTCAGTCCATCAATCTTAGCAACGTAACGATCCTTGGTGAGGATAGGGTCACTCAGTTGTTGGATCGGGAGGTCAAGAAGGTTGGCGTCAATTCGCTCAGCAATTCGTTCTTCTGCCATCTCCATTGTAATGTAGAGAACGTTGCGTCCTTGGAGCAGGATGGAGCTAGCCACATGGCACATGAATAGAGACTTGCCGACGCCTGTACCAGCAAGCGCGATGTTAAGAGTTTTGTTAGGCAGACCGCCTTTTGTGATTTTGTTGAAATAGTCGAGATCAAAGGGAATTTTCTCCTCTTTACGGTGATAGAAGTCATAACGATCCGTTGAGTCATTGATATAGTCGTGACCCACATGGTCATCAAAACACACCCCCAGTGCCTCAGACATGATGGAGGGGATGGCATCCTTAGTGCGAGTCTTATCCTGACCGTCAGCGATCTTGACAGACTCCATCAACGCTAAGTATATAGCACGCTCCTTACACCACTTCTCAGTAGTGTCGAGCAACCAGTCTTCATTATATTGATCGTGATCTAGGTTATCCAGGAAGGATACGATCTCCCTGAAGATATCCTCAGTGATATCACGACGCTTCTCTACCTCAATCTTCAGAGCAGTAGGCTCTGGGGTAGTGTCATACTCATTGATATACTCCGTCAGCGTATTGAATAGCGTCCGATTGGACAGCGCATCAAAATACTCATCCTTGAGGAAGGGTAAGACCTTACGGCAGTAATCTTCTTCAAGGATGAGTTTGCTGAGGGCAACCTCCTCAATTTTTAGACTCATTGATAGTGCAAATAGGTGGTTAGAATATACTTGTCCTCACTCTTGGGGACTAGACCAGCATGTGGGTATTGCCAGGTGGGAGGAAACATGACAATCCTACCACGTTTTGCCTCTACTTCATAATCACTGTTGTGAAAATAAGTAGACCCACCTTCTTCTACATCATTCAAGTAAACAAAGTAACCGACGAAGCGACGTGCTGATGCATAGTCACCAACATCAATGTGCTCATCAAACTTACCCTCACCCTGGTTGTAACGGACAATCTTGATCTGCTCCAGAGCATTTTGTTGAGGCATATATTTCTCACAATCCAAATCAAGAATGTATTGCTGACCACATGCTTGCAGTGCAGATACAACCTGATTTTGAATGAGACCCCAGTTTTGTTGCTGCTCTTTCTCTGCCATTTCAGTCATGTTAAGAGTAGCAAACTTAATGCTATCCTGATTCATCAGGATTTTATTTTGCTCCTTATCAAAACCATTGATGATGTGTCGGCAGAGATTCTCATCTAGCACATCATCATACACACGAATGAAATGCTTAAGATCCATAACTAAACTCCTGACGTGCTGCTTCCTCCAGAGATGCCATCACTTCATCAGTAAAGTATTTCTCAGGATCTTTGAGGATCTGCTTTGGATAGATGGAAGACTCGCCAACTTTGTATCGGTTGCCTACACGTTGGAAGACACCATACTTCTCACCCAACTCCAGGAGACCATAGTATTTATCTAGACCCCGCTCATCATAAAAGAGACGGGTCTCCACCATGGAATTCTCTTTAGTGAGTCGGGACTTTGCTGTCTTGGCCTTGATGATGTTTCCGATGACTTCCTTCCCATCCTTCTCTTTAGACTTCGAGAGATAGATGATAGTAGAAGCAGCATACTTAAGACCACTACCACCACCCATTTCTTTAGTGGGGACGTATGCTCCGACGACATCGTATGTATGATTGGTAACGATGAGAGGTACATTTGCTTTACCCAGTTTGAGTGTAAGGACACGGAAAATGGACTTAACAACCTGAGCACGAGTCATGTCACGGGTCTCCTTGCCTGCTTCGCTGTCTTCAATCTCTTTGGTTGTTGACAACATGCCCAGGGAGTCCAGGACAAACATCATTGGTTTGCGATTGTCTGGTGGTTGCTCCAGATATTTATCCAAAATGCGGATTGCTTGCAAGCGGAATTCCTGCACAGTGGTAACAGGGACTACAACCATACGATTACTGTCAATGTTTCGTGACTCAATCATCTCACGAGAGATGGCAGACTCAGATTCAAAGTAGATTACACCTGCGTCAGGATCAGTTTCAAGAAAATGCTTAACGATACCGAGGCAATAGAAAGTCTTACCAGTTGAAGATTCGCCAGCGATAGCTGTGATCTTATTCGACGGGATGCCACCAAAGATTGACCCGCTGCATAGAGCATTAAAGATGTAAGACCCAGTATCAATGAAAGCAGTAGTATCGCCTGCTGATACACCGTCAGAAACCAGACCAGCATACTCATTATCAATCTCTTTTACAATGTCATTTAGAAAACTCAAGACCACAGTGCCTCCAACGTGTTTACTTTTTCTGCCTTCCATCCGATGGTATCGAGGATGGCTTTGAGAGGATCAAGGAAACTCTTCGTGAATTGTAAGTCGTAGTCAATGCTATTGTCAAGACCGAATTCAGTCGGAAGAGTCTGGAAGAATGAGACCACATTCTCGTTGATCTTATTAGGTGTCCTCAAGTGGATATACTTCACCTTCTCTCCTTCCTGAATGAGAGGATACTTGTGGGACAGTTTCTTCTTCTTGATCCAGAAGTTATATAGTAGCGCCCCACGCACATGCATGGGACATCCCTTGCCATAGATGGTAGCAGGGGAAGAATTCTTTGCGATGTTATTGCACCCACGAGGGAATGCTACCTCCTCAGGAGGGAGGGACTCAAACTTATCACGGAAGTCTTTGATGTATTCCTGAGTTGCTTCTTCACTGCCAGTCATGATCACATTGAGTGCCTCTTTAATTGCAGTGCGGCAAGCAGCAGGAGTAGAAGACTTCACTGCTTCGATACCCATCATCTTCAGTTTGGGTTGAGCATACTGCACACCCTCACTATTCCAGACGTTGAGAATATAACGCTTCTTAGCAGTCCAGATGCCCTTGTTAGCGATATTCTCTCGCTTCATAAACATCTTCTGCTCGTAGGCATTCACATAGGACGCCAACGCTTCATAAGAATTTCGTATATACTTCTCAAATTCCACCTCACACACCTTGTCAAGGAACCTAACAATACTCTCATCGCTTGCCTCTCGCTCCTTGAATACCTTGTGTACAAAAGGACCCAGATTGAGATAGATGGAATCAGTATCAGAAGCAATAACGTAGTCAGTATCATCGGTCTTAAGAATCTTGTTTAGGTATGCATTCATCCGATTCTCAATCCAACGAATCGAGACTTGACCCGAGAGAGTGATCGCCTCAGCATTCGCCAGATTGTAATATCGGAAGTATTGGTTTCCAATGGCACCATAGGCAGAGTTGAGTTGGATCTTTCTTGCCATCTGGATGTTGTTGAATTTGGACACATCCTTTTGAAGTGCCATGGTCTCTGCAGGTGTCTTGGCATTTTCAAGATCTTGCTTAGCGGCAAGCATTCGTTTCTTGTAAATGGTCCTTTCATCGTAGATCCTTTGCATGATTTCAGGGAGGAAACCGTGGATGTCCTTACGATACTGAGCACCGTTAGCACACACAGCATACTCTCCATCAATATCTATCGCCTGGTCCAACAACTTATCCACTGTGACAGTGGGGTGGCGACGATCAACCAACGTCTCAGGTGAGATGTTGTATTGCATGATCAGGTGAGGATACAGAGAGTTAAGGTCAAAGGAGACCACCCAGTCATAGAGACCAGGCACAGGCTCTTTCACATATGCACCTGCATACTTCTCATCTTTCTTCGATGTCTGCTTAGGAGGGACAACAACATTCCTCTTACCGAGATCATTGTAGATAAGAGTGTCCCACATACGCACCTGCGAATACACATCCTCAAAGTTGACCTTAGCATCGAATGCCATAGTGATTGCCAACTCAATCAGTTTCATCTTGTCTTCCAAACGGTCAACAAGATTAACGTCTTGGATGTTGTATTCAACAAAGCGTTGCCAGTCTGAGGTATAGAAGTCCTTGAAGTTTTCAAACTCACTGTGATCCAATTTGTTTTGACCCAACTCCACGAAGGCGATATGGTCAAGACGATAGGACTCCTGGTTGGTGTAAGTAAACTTCTTATACAGATCCAGGTAGTCAAGAATGTTGATACCTGTCAACTCGTATGCGAGGTTAGTCCTACCCATGATCTTGATCTCACGATCGATCACACGATTCCAGGGTGACAGAGACTTCTTCCACTTCTCGCCAAGGACACGCTCAATGCGACGACAGATGTACGGAATGTCGTACAGGTTGCAATTCCAACCAGTCACAATGTCAGGAGTATTCTCTGTCCACCACTTATGGAAGTCAGTGAGCATCTCCTGCTCGGTCCAGAAGACACGATACTCAGTATCGGCAGGAGCAAACTCTCGTGTGCCCCAGGTGATAGTCTTCTTGGTGTTGAAATCCTTGATCGTAATACACAGCATCTCCTCAGCAGATGCCTGCACATCAGGGAAACCATTTTCACATGCCACCTCAATGTCAATCGTGTAGATCTTCATCTGTGACATGTCATAGTCGATCTCACCAGGGAATTTCTGACCGATATGCTGATACACAAACCGCTCATACCCATGCACTTCCATGCCAGCAGCATCCTGATACTGATTCATGAAGTCTCTTGCCTCACGAGCACCAGAAAACTGCTTGGGGTATGCCTTGCGACCGTCTAGGGTGCGATAATCAGTCGGACGTGACTGTGCCTGAGGCACCATAAACATAACTGGACGAGACTTCTCTCGATACTGCACAGGAGTGCCGTGCTCGTATCCACGATAGAGAATGTCGTCGCCCAGCAATACGAGATTCGTGTAAAAATTACTCATTCCGTGTTTTGTATGCCTTGACGATAGTATCTGACGGATCCAGTATAGTCATCACGTCGTCTGTTGTCAAGAAAACAAAACGCTGATCAGTATGGAGGGGGTAGTATTGCAAATCGCCCTCTGGAGTGACGCTATAGCAGTCCTCCAGGAGGAGACTCGGCTCCTCATCCAGCTCCGTCAGACTCCCCAATAAGTAGGTCTGCGGGTGGTGTTTGAGAATAATCAATTTCAGCATTGTCTTTGGGTTTCTGAAGGTTTTTATACTGCTCTAGCACCTGCTCGTATCCTGCCAGCACATTTTCATGTGGGTCTGACATAGACACTACAGAGAAGAGGGAAACGATGTTACGACCAGAGGCAAGAGGTGCCCAAGGAAAGAATTCTAACTTCATATCCTTAAGTTGCTCAAGCGAATCTTCCTGTGTCTCTTCAGTCAGGAACATGCTGTCCGTAGGACGCTGAATCATCGCAGTAAATGCATCAGCAAACTCATATCCCAGTGCCTGTTTAGAATCAGGACTCTCACGAATCTCCTTTACGTCAGCGATTACGTCCTCGCCGCTTTGCATTCTTGCGATTTTTATCATAGGTCTTCTCCATCAGGTTATTGTATGTGTATTTTACCATGTCCACAAAGGCACGGCGGGCAGATTGGTTTCTAGTATCCGCAAGGATATGCACCATCTGCATAAACTCATCCATATGCTCGGGAGGGAGATCTACGGTAAGAGTTTCAGTCTTCTCAGAGTATGCAGGGCATAGATTTACATAATGATTCATAAGATTCTCCAAACAAAAAGAGACCCCCGTGAGGGTGGTCTCTTCAGTTGCATACTATATATCAATAATCGTCAAGGTAACTTTGACAGGTGTCAGGATTCTTTTTACAGAATGCTCTGACATAAGAGTCAGCATCAACTTCCATAGTGTAATGAGCATGGTTGTGTGCCAACCCTATGACGATCAAGAATCCAACCAGCAGACCATTAAACAGACTCACTGGGTGGGTCATCACTCGGAGGAGTTTCATCAGAAATATCATAGACTTTCAGTTTCTGGTGGTCAGGAATGATCTTCCGTAATTCTATCACCAGTAGTCCATTTGTAAAGCGGACTGTGCCCAATTCGACATCATCCGACAGGTTGAAACCTCTAGCGAAGGTGCGAGTAGACACCCCACGGTGCAGATACTCTTCCTCTCCCTTTGCCTTCGCTGCCTTAGACCTGACTAGGAGGACGTTTGTTTCCGTAGAGACCTCAATTTCGTCCTTGTCCCAGCCAGCAAGTGCCATTTCGATCCTCCACTTGACCTCAGATTCTTTCACGAGGTTGTAAGGGGGATACGCTTCGTTAACTGATCCCATTCCATAGGAATGCAGTCGGTAAAAAATGTCGTCTAGTCCGACACTATATCTTTCTGCAGCATCTACGATCGCACCAAGATCTTTGCTGCCAAACTTACGCAGTCCAGTCATTTTACTTCTCCTTATAAAGCGAGATTAGATTGTGTGGTCCCCGAAGGCAACCATATTATATAGAAACAAACCTTAAAAAATACAGGTTCGGTTTTCCGCAGTCACATTTCATGAACATATGTTTTTGCTAAATAGCTCTGGATCCAAATCTATGAGATGGCATGAAAAAACTCTTACCTCTCGCAATGTTACTGATGACCGCAAGTGCAGCAAATGCTGGCGGACTTGTTACTAAGCACGCTGCCAGTGTGCAACTGACTGTGGATGCTGCTCGGACCCAGGCAACCAGAATTGGTTCTTCCTTCAGTATCTCAGGATCAAATATAGATACTACTGACGGGTCAACCGCTGGTGCTGTATCCGCTGGCACTATCACCTCTGGTGTATATAACCCTGGCACTATTACTGCTACACAGGACACTGCTGGTGCAGCATTTAGTTTCAGTCAATCTTATACACAGGCTGATGCTATCCCAACCAGTGCCCCCTCTACTGGTGCTGTCCCCAACTACGGGTCAGTCCTTTCCTACTCAGCTGGAAGTGCTGGCGACCTTGCTGGTACTGTAACCAGTGCAGGTGTATTGACCGTCACGGCTGGTGGCGCAGGCACTACTGCTACGGGTCAATACGTTTCGGAGATCACCGTTATCGACTGAGGTTTATCATGGATCGACTTAAAGAGGCAATTGGTCTTGGTTTGATCCTTGGTGCATTCCACGGGGCGGCACAAGCCGTGCCCGTGGTGCCAAACTTCACCCAGGGCTCCCTTACTAGCCACACAGAAACAACACAAAAGATAACTGAGACCATCAATTCGATGGACTACAACACTGGATATCAGTATTCAGTAACTGGAAGTGGAATCAGTGCTTCAGGTAATCTTTCTCCTGGCACTGGAAATAACAATGTAACTATTGATGGAGTGACATCATCATGGACAGGCGTCAACAGCAGACCAACATTCACACAGACAACACCAGGGGCAGCGTTTCAATTCACGGAAACGTATCAAGGTCCTGGTTTAAGTCAACAAACGATTATCCAAAGAACGACAGAAATAACAAGCGTAACGGACACTACAAGTATCTTCCAGCAGTAATTTTAAGTGCGTCGTCCTTCCTTACCCCTGGTCAGGCATTGTCTGAAACTATTGGCGGTGTATCCGCTACTGCTAGCCCTGTTGCTAATAGCTCTGGCTCAGTTACCAACCAAGCCATCCAAGTCCTCCAAGGTCCTTATATTACGAACCAATACGGGGGAGGCATTTCCTGTCAGGGTCCAACAATGAATTTCACTCCCTATGTAACAGGGAGTGTGAGTGCTCAGAAACCATATGAGCCTTACTATCTGGATCCTGTATACGATGTCGCTGACACCGATGACGATGGACGTATTGATAATCCAGGAGACGTGCTCTTCTTCAAAAATACTAGGACAGGACAGAAAGATAGTTACAACCTAGGCATTGGTTTCTCTGCAACATGGTCTCGTCCCTTGGATAAGAAGTTGCAGGAGCAATGTAAGGAAGCAGTTGCTACTCAGATTGGTTTGCAACAACAACTAACTGCCAATAAGCGGTTGGATTTTGAGATCGCGAGACTCAAAAATTGTGGTCAGCTTTTACAGCAAGGAATCCAGTTTAAGCCTGGGACAAAGTATGCTGCTATCTGTGCAGATGTGGTGGTCATGAATAAAAATGCAATCGCACCACATGTCCACTCTATCCCTTCGGCTTCAAAACAGACTTCAACTTCCGAATCGCCTCAGTCCTCTCGCGCTGAAGATCTCGGCGCTCCTTTATCGACAGGACGGGAGTCTTCTTCCCCCTGATAGCAGCGATCTTCTTCACAACCTTCTTCACTGTAGGTTTGATGATCTTCAAGAGGATGTCTGCAAAAGGTTTGGCCAGTAACGCAGACGTGGCAGCAACTACAGCAATACCCCCAGTGGTCATTACGATGCCTGCTGGGGGTATTCCATTGATTGCTTGCTCAACGATAGGCACATCACGGACCTCACGGATACACTGAGTGCCCACCAGTTTGTAACCAGTAACTTCCTTTCTACCACTGTCAAAGATAAATCCCACTGGCTCCTTTGCCAGTTGCTCTGCTGTGGGACACTTAATAGTATTTACTGGTGGTTTAACTTCTGGAGTCTTAGGGACTTCAGGCGTAGTGACCTCTGGTTGTTTCAACTTGGGAGCGACCGTAGGAGGACCTGTGAAGGTCATCTGATTAGGCTCGTAGTCTGGTGCCTGAAAGGATGGCATATTGCCATCACAATAGGTGACAAGACCCTTAGGATCATCATCACCCACAACGTTAGACTTATTGTTTGATTCGTGTGCCTCTACACATCCAGGGATGTCCACAATAGGTACACCCACATCAATAGTTACAGGACTGTAGGGGACGTTTGTGACTGGTGGATCCCATGCCCAGTCTGGAATAGCAATGTCACGGATCTCTGCTGATCCAATACCAATTTCAGGAATCTCAGGCATAGGTCACTACCAATACGACACGACGTTTCTCTTTAGGCAACATGTGACAGTGCTCACCTTGAAAGGTAATGATGTCATCTTCCTTAGGATCATATTGTTTATCCTCAACCTTAGTTATACCACCAGCATCGGTAAGATATATCAGTAAGTTGTGGTGTGGAAACTCATGATCTTTATGCCAAGTAGATTGTTTGTATCCAGGATCTGTCGCGTTTGCATTCATGCGATAGATGCAAGACGGAGAGATGGAGTTATGCAAAAAGATCTCCTCCAACACATCGTCTAGGAGATCTATGTATGGTGAAGAGACCACAGGATACCGTTTAACCACAGGTATATGATCTGGTCTCTCTAAGAATACATGAGAGTAGTAGTTGAATGAATCCAATCCATTGTTAGAGGCATACCAAGGAAACCTCTCACCCAAGACTAGATTTTTTAATTCATAATATTTCCCTGTTAGGGGATTCTTCAATTCAGCAATCATCACTAATAGCACTATTTACCATAGACCCTGCTTCAGATCCAATCTTCTGACCTAACAGCAGTGCCCAACCACCTGCCAACCATCCGATGTAAGGGATGCTAGCAACAGCAGGGACAGCGACACCAGCAGCAATGCTAGTCCCCGCCATCGCACCTTGTGACCGTGCTCCAGCGTCCGCCGCGATACACTCGGCGCTTACACCTCCTGTCTTTCCCACTT